AAGAGCAATTCTCATTAAGTTTTTCTTTTATAGCTGTTTCGAATTTATTAAATTCGGGTAAAGTTCTTAATTGTTCTAAAAGTTTATTCATTTTATTTCTCCTTATCAAATTTATTTAATAACTTATATATAATACTTTTTATTTATAAAGTCAACACCTTTTTTCACTTTTTTTGAAATTTTTTTCATTTTCTTCTAACTCTTTGATTTTATTGCGTTTATTTTCAATTTCTCTCCAAGCCACTATATTTGCATAGCTTTCCGGCATCTGTCCATCAATCATTACGATTGCTTTTCGCTCTTCAAAAGTTACTTTTTCGTCTTCAGTCATAATTTGCACACCTTATTTTTCTTTTAATTAACTCCCTGAAGGCAACCTCATTGTCGCAAACATCTCTTATTTCTGCCAATGTAGGAAACCACCGATATTTTTTTCTAAAAGCACTTATAACCACATCAGCCGGATATTTACTCAATTCTTCAATCCAAATTAAAGTTCTTGCTTTCATATCAAACTCAGCCTTTTCCTTTTCTGGCGCAATTATCTGAAGCCTTGCAATCTCTTTGGCAATTTCAACACTAGATAAAGGCTTAAAATATTCATCAACTACTCTTTCAGCGATTGCCTTTTGCTCTGCTGTAATCTCGCCAAGTTCTACATCATCAACAAATTCGCATCCATAATCACCGAATATTGTCCTTTTCTGCAAGTTCAGCGGCAATTTCAGAGTATATTTCAAGGTAGCTACGAGGTTTTGGTCGTTCGTTGCTGTTGGCACTTTCGCAAGTATCTCCGCTGTAATCATTTTTCCATCGCTCTTGATTAAGGAATACTGCGACTCCGCAGGTGAGTTGATTGTTTTTTCTGCAATGTTCGATATATTTTTTGCAACCGTTGATAATGTTTTCATATTTTTCGCCTTTCTTTAAAATCTTTATAAACTTTTCTTGTGCTGTTTTTTTACTCCCTTTGTCAATAAATCTGCCATCGCATTTTATCGGAGTGTATTCTTTCCAAAATTCTTCAAATTGTTGTATATATACATTATTCAATGTAATATTATTATCTGTATTATTATCCTTAAACTTTTCTTTAATAGGGGTATTAAACTTTTCTTTAATAGGGTCATAAACAATTCTTATATACCTATTTAATATTTCTTTACTACCTTCTTTATAATTTATTTCTGATTCAATAAAACCATTTTCTACAAGTTCTTTTATCCATTTACTTATTGATATTTTGCTAACTTTATATAAATCAGCAAAATATTGATTTGTCGCATAACAATATCCTGTTTTGTTGCACAATGCAGTTATTTCACCATAAAGCAATTTTGCATTTGGCGTTATATCAGCATACCTTACATTTGCAGGTATTATTGCGTAAAAATTAGGATTTTCCATTTCACTAACGTCTTTCTAAAAAAGAGGGGTAGAACTCGGGAAGAGTTTTTATGCGTTAGTGAATAGAATAAAAACTACCCCATAATTAAAACTTTTCTATTCACTACCCTACCGCAATTTCAAATATATATAATAAAAATTAAAAATCAATTAAAATTTTCATATTTTCAACAAAAAAGTTACATCTTTATTACTCAACCGCTCCAGACTAAACAAGGTTTGAAGTCTTATATCCTTTGTTTTCCCTGTTTTTATCTTTGATTTTATCATTCTGAACCCGATTGGCATATTATGTATGTCATTAAATATATCTTTAATATCGATTTTTAACGCACTGAACAGCTTCTTACGTCTTCCTGTTAATAAATACTCAACTGATAAATTCAACGCTTCAGCGCAAATAAAAAGCGTATTTAAGCTTATACCGTTTCCTGAAACATACACACTATAAAACCACTGCGGCTTTTTTCCACAACTTTTTGAGAATTTGCTCAGGTTACCGAACTTTTTTATTGCTTCATCTCTGATACGGTCAACAACTCCCAAAGCTCTATAATATGATTCGTCATTCATTTTCATAATCTTTCAATGCTTTTGTATAAAAATCAATATTTTCTTCTAAAAATATTCGGTTTAATTTAAAAAAACTGTGTTTTTTTGCAATAAGTCTATCAACTGTTCCTTTACCGTATTTCAGTTCTAATTCTTTTGCATAATTATTTATAATTTCCACATCTGCAAGACTTTGTTTAAGATTACATGATGCACATTGACAATTCACATTTTCTTCATCCCATCGAGTAGCGTATATTCCTCTTGAAATAAAATGCCCAGCGTGGCACTCTTTCCGCTCTCCACGAGGAAATTTTCTGCCACAGGTTATGCAAGTAAAGTTATCCCTATATCTGATGCACATCTGAAATACATCATCGAGTTTTTTTACAAGTTTCGGTAATGGTGTTAATTTCTTTCTCATCTCAAATTCCTTTCAAGGTCATATCCTTTTTTGATTAAATAAGATTCCGGCAATTCTGATGGTTGCCATTCTCCGTGCGTTCTCTCCTGCCAAAAATGAATAACTTTCGTTTCATATTCGCAGAACTCAGATATTGTCATTTTGGTTGTGGTATCTATTCCAAATACTTTCTTCTGGATTTCGTGTATAATATCCTTATTGTAGGGGAGATTAAACTCCCCATACGATAAGCCGCAATCATTGAGGAATTGGCAAACCTCATTGCAGAGCAAGAAGTAATATGCGTTTTGTGCGTTGGTTCGCTTATGGCGGAACTCTGACACTTCCGCACTTACTTCTTTGCCGTTTTCTAGCATAATCTTTGCAGTGTCGTAAAGATTTCTAAAAACTGGTTTTAATTCTGCTAGTGTTGATATTTTCAAAACGGTATCTCATCATCTAAAGTTACAGGTTCTACTTCTGAATAGTTTTCAGGTTTTTTATAAGATTGCATATCATTAACTACATACACAAGCCGAGAATAATCTTTGCCATTGTGTTGGAACTTTTCATAAGTTAGCCATCCATCAGCTTCAACAATTTCTCGGTCAATAGGCGTGGTTTTAAATGTCTTGCAATCAATAAAAGTATATTGTGCTTTTCCGCTCTGGTCTTTGCCTGCGTAGAAGTTGAGGGAGAATCGACTCCCCCACTCATAGGATTTTACAGCACAGACTTTGCCTCTCAATTTTAATTCGTTCATTTTATTCTCCTAATATACAATTCCATCATCTAAAGGGATTATTCTATCAATACCGACTTTCAAATCTTCAGCTTTTTCTTTTTCTCCAGCATTGATTAAGTCATTGTAAAGGTTGTTCAGGGAGTCAATAACTGACCTCTTATAACCTTTTCCATCGTTGCTCATCAGATAATAACAAGCCTTTGTGTATCTTTCTTCAAGCGTGCCTTTTGGTTCGGATTTCTCGCCTTTTTTACGAGCGATGGTGTTTACTCTCATTTCGTTGGCTGCATCTTTCTCGAAGTCATCTTTGCCGTGAGTATTTGTGGCATCTGCATCTTTTGTATCATCAATAGCAAACAAGCCATTCAAAGCATATTTACGAGCATAAGAAGAACTTGCACCAGTTATTTGACTTTCATCCATACCTTTTTTATCCAGTGCTTCACGAGCCAAAGCTGAATTTTCGATGTAATCATCATTTGATAAAGCTAATTTTGCGGTAGCTTTGACATAAAATCTATCCCCGATTAAAACTATATCATCAGAAATAGTTAAACAACATTTACCAAGTAAAGGCTTTACAGCTTCCAAAATATCCTCACAAGAGCGGTATTTATAATTGCCGAACTTGTTAAACTGTCCTTTTGGTGCTTTGAGTTCTTTTTGGATTCTACTTAATTCTTCGTATATCATTATTTTTTCTCCTTATCAAAATGTTATATACATCATTAGTTATATATCACATTATATATAATGTCAATATGGAAAATGCAAAAAAAGTGGATAATTTTATCAAAAAGGCTTGATTTTTTATTAAAAATGTAATAAAATCATAGCGAAAGTGAGGAAAAATGCTCGGAAATAAAATTTATTTTTTAGACTTTAAGAATAAAAAAATCGGCGAGGGCATAGTTGTTCAGGCGTATATTTCGACCGGTGGTTATGAGTCTTATGTTATTCAGACCGAAAACGGTGATGTAACCAAAGAACAGACAATCTGCTTTGATACTTTGAAAAAGGCAGAGAAAGCGATGAAAAGAAAACAGCCTCTCGCAGATAAGATAAACACACTTGCTAAGAAAACAACAGATAAAATCGATGGTATGCGTGAAAAATTACTTGGCAAGCCGGAACTTAAACATTTAGCTAGGAGATAAAAATGGAAATTAAAAACGAATTAAAAGCGATAGATGATATCAGAGGAGCAATCAAGCGTGGATATGGCTATTCACAGTTGAGAGAAAAACTTGATGTATCAGAAGCTGAAATTGTAGAATTAGGTACAAAACATCCAGAGTTTTTGAATGAAATTAACAAAAGGTATAAACTCGGACTCACTCCGAAAGAAAAAGCACCTAAAATCAAAGAGGTAGCTAAAAAATTACCTAAGAAAGAAGAAAACACAGTAGAGAAAGAGTAGAGTATGCCAACACCGCTGTTTGAAAAAGGAAGAGAAAAGACTGGGGGTAGAGTAGCCGGTACTCCGAACAAGAATACTAAAGAGTACAAAGAGGCGGTTATGAAGTGTGCTAATGACCCTAAGTTTATCGAAAAGATGAAAAAGGAACGACCTGATATATTTGTTAGGATGGTAGCGGCGGTTATACCTAAAGACGTTAATCTCGGAAGTCAAGAAGACAATAAACTTGAAATAAGAATAAGAGGTTATCAAGGCGATGGTGATTGATTTGCCGATGCTCAAGTTAAGACCTTATCAGAGTATCATCTGGGATAAACTAGCAAAGGATGATATTAAAAAGGCTTTTATCTTGATGCACAGGCGAGCAGGCAAAGATATATTCTGCATCCAGTGGCTATTCGCACAAGCTATAATAACTCCGGGAAACTATTGGTATTTATTACCACAACAGAATCAAGTAAGGCGAGCAATTTGGGAGGGTATTACATCAGACGGTGTGAAATACCTCTCTTTAATCCCTGAACAGTTTGTAGAAAAGAAATCCGAACAAGAGATGAAACTTTATCTTAAGAACGGAAGTATTATCTCTTTTCTCGGTGGCGATAGATACGATACATTAGTTGGTGCAGGTATTAAGGGTTGTGTGGTGTCAGAGTATGCTTTACAGCATCCGAACTTGTATGACTTGGTAATTGAACCGATGCTCCGAGAATCAAAAGGTTGGGTACTATTTAACACAACACCTCGTGGACATAACCACGCAGAGGATATGTATAACTTCTTAACAAAGGAAATGAATGAGGGTAGGAAGGCATATACTTGCAAATATACCGTAGACGATACCGGCGGAGTTGTAACGCCTGAAGATTTAGACGAAGAGCGTAGACGTGGAAAACCAGAAGAGTTAATACAACAAGAATATTACTGTAGCTTCGCCGGTGCTATTTATGGTTCGTATTATGCAGATATGTTGGATAGACATTGCCCGATGGGGGATTATCCTTATGACCAAAGATTCCCTGTCCATACAATGTGGGACTTGGGTGTTAGTGATAGTATGGCTATTTGGTGGGTGCAGTTCATTGAGGGTACTATCCACGTTATAGACTATTACGAGAATCATACATACGGACTCGGACATTATGCGCAGGTAGTTCAAGAAAAAGGTTATAGATACGCAGGACATCATTTACCGCACGATGGCACGCATAGACAATTAACGGTTGATGAGAAAGCAAACTCTATTCAGAATCAGCTTTACAGGTTAGGTTTAGAGAACATAGACATCATACCGAGAACAGCAAACGTGTATGGCGATATTCAAGCTGTAAGAGGTTTATTGCCCTTGTGTAGGTTCGATAAGAAATGTACACTAGGTTATAACTGCTTGAGGGACTATCGCCGAGAATATGACGATAAGAACAGATGCTTTAAGGATACGCCGTTGCACGATTACACATCACACGGTGCAGATGCTTTTAGAATCTTACCTTATATTTATCAGAAAGCGACAAAGAATGTTAATTACAAAGCGAGGGTTGCAAATGGTGCTGGTTGGTAAAGCTATTGAATACGCAAAGATGGTAAATGCTGAATACGGGCTGTCTGATAGGGATGAATATACAGAACAGTTTATTCGTAATTTATACCCTCTAACGGTATCAGAAGATGATGAGAACGGCTATTTGTGGTATATGATTGTTACTGATGAATGGGGATATAAATGTATGACCATATTGAGTTATTATATTTTCCCTGAAAAGAGAACGGCTAGGAATTTCATAAACTTGCAACGCAAAATTGAGAGTATTGCAAAAAAAGAAAAAGTGAAGTATATTGAACAAGGGAGTCATTTGAATCCCAAAGTAAATGATATTTTACTTAAATTTGGGTATAAACACGCAGTTTTAAGAAAGGAAATGTAATGGGCGGTGGAGCAGGAAAGGTTGTCGGAGCAGTTGTCGGTGGCGTAACTGGTGGTTTATTAGGTTCTGTCGTAGATGATACTCGCTCTGCAAGAAAAGAACAAAAAAGAGCGCAACGAGAACAAGGAAGATTACTTGAAGAACAGCGCAAGATTCTAAAGGAACAGCAAGAGGCAGATTTAGCTAAACGCAGAGAGCAAATTGACCAACAAAGGGAACAGATTGCAAGTGGTGGATACAACACCATACAGACATCAGAAACCGGTCTGGTTGGTGGTATTAGAGGAAAACTCGGATGATAGATGCAGAAAAACTTATAAAACGTTATGGCAAAGCAAGACCGAAAAGAGATAACTTTAAGAGTCTATACGAGAAAGTTTATTCTTATGTTTTGCCAGACAGATATACTCAAATTGAGGATAGAGTAGAAGGACAGAATAACCGAATCGACTTATATTCTTCGGTAGCAGAGCAAGCGGCTGACCATTTTGTTCAGAGAGTGCAATCTTTGTTGACACCTGTTAATCAGGATTGGATTGGATTCGAAGCAGGTTATGCTTATACAGCAGGCGGAAAAGACCCCGTTGAGGTAAACAGGGCATTGGAACAGATGGCTCACGTCTGCAATGTGTTCAAAGATGTGTCAAATTTTGACAGTGAAATCACATCTTTTTACTATGACTTGGTCGCAGGAACAGCTTATTTGTTTGTTGGGGAAAATGAGCCTGATAGTCCGTTAGTATTCAAGACTATTCCATTTAAGGAAATGGCAATTGAAGAGGGAACTGATGGTATGCCTGACCACTATTATCGTGAGTTTAAGATGAAGAACGAACTTGTGAAAGACCAGTGGAAAGATGCTAAATTCACTTATGATGAATCAAAAGCACAAGATGAAGTTGAACTTCTTGAATGCACCTATAAAGATGGCAACAAGTGGATATATTGTGTTATTGAGAAAGAAAAGCCACAAGTAATTGTTGAAAAGATGTTCAAAGCATCACCGTTTATTTGCTTAAGGTGGACTAAATCATCAAGTGAAATATACGGTCGTGGCGTTGGCTTGAAGGCTTTATCTGATATTAGAACACATAACAAGATAAAAGAATATTCGTTGAGAGCATTAGGATTCACAATCCCTGTATTTACAGCAAGCACGGATGGCTCTTATGACGTTGAGAACTTTGTATTTGCTCCAGGTGCAATCAATCCTGTTCCGAGCAATCAATCAAACAATCCTACAATTCAGCAGTTAGCAGTATCGCAACAGCCAGACTTACAGCAATACAACGCTACTGAACTTGAAATGGATATTAAGAAAGCTATGTTTGATACAACAATCCCGAATGACCCGACAAAGATGACGGCTACGGAGATTAACCAAAGGGCAGGCGAATTGGCTGAACAATTAAATAACTCTTTTGGTAGATTGGTAAACGAGTTTTTATATCCGTTAATCAAGAGAATCGTGGAAGTGTTACAGAACTTTGGCTATATTGACCCAGATGTTGATATATCAAGATTCAATGGCTTTGGCTATAAGATGAAAGTCAATACGGCTCTGGTAACGAAACAGCACTCACAAGACCTTAATGAAATCTTGAACTTCTTGCAAGTAGGTGCGGCTTTTGACCCAGAGATGAGATTCATCGGTAAAGTAGTCAAGATGGAAGAACTTGCAGTAGAGATTGCTAAACTCTCTGGCGTCCCATACGATAAGATAAGAACAGCAGAGGAGATTCAAGCACTCGAACAGCAAGAGGCTGAAGCACTGCAGATGCAACAGCAACAGGCTATGATTGACGAAGTTCAAATGAGCAATGCAATCGAACAAGGAAAAGCGGATGCAAAACGAAACAGCTGATATGTATTATAAAACATTTACGACAGATGCCGGAAAGAGAGTTTTAGAAGACCTCGAACGGCACTGTCAATTCACGCCTAACACTACTGATTCAAACGATGTATTTCTCCGGTTAGGCAAAGTAGAATTATTGAAATACATCAAACGAATGATAGAAAGGAATAAATAATGTCAGATGAAACTTTAATTGATGGTATGGTAGAAACACAGGAAACGCCGGAAACAGAAGCTCCGACAATTCCTGATGGCTTTGACGATACCTTATATGATACAGAATCACAATCTTTGAGGCTCGATGCCGTAAGAGATAGATTCTCTGCAAAGGATAAGGAGATTGAATCCTATAAGAAACAGGCTCTTGATTTGAGAAGAAAACTCTCAAAAGGTGTAGATGTGCCAGATTCTATTGAGAAGTATGAATATACTCCCGATGCGAAGTATGATACTTATATACTTGATGAAGAATCAGCAGAGGGCAAACATATCAAAGAAACACTTGATGATTTAAGCAAGTTTGCTTTGGACAACGGCTTGTCTTTGGAAGCAAGTAAAAACCTCAAGACAATGGCTCTTAACTATATGGAAAAGGTGCATATTCTTGATACTCGCACAGATGAAGAAAAGAAAGCCGAGAGAAAAGCATATCTTGATGAGCAAAGAAAGATTCTCGGAGATGATGCTGAAAAGATTATTAAAGAGAATTTGGACTTCTATTCTGCTCGTGGACCGTTTACCAAAGAGGAAAGAGAAGCTATTAAGGAGATTATCGGCGATTCTGCTATTGGTAATAACATACTACGCAAAATGCGTGAGTTTATGAATACTGGTATGACCTACGATATTCCGGCTAACTCTGATTACAGTTCAGATATTGAGGCATTGCGTAAAGAATACCTTGATGACAAGACTTCTGATAAGCGCAGAGAACAAATTTTATACAAAGCCGCTGAAGAGGGTTGGAAAATTCTTTAATGTGTGTTATAGTATAATTGCTTTTAGTTTAGCCACTCTTTTTAACAGGGTGGCTTTTTTATGGTATTGACTTTTTTAGAATATTGCAATAAAGTATAGTTAGGTTTGAAAGAAACCTCTTTTTAGGGCTTTATCGGATTTCCGACCCCACATTAAAAAGAGCCTTATTTTGACAATCCTGAAGTTTAATAGGTTTAATTTTAATAAAGGATTTGATAAAATGTCAAGAAAAATTAGTGATGTATTTCAGCTCGCTTATGATGCTGAAGTTAAACGTGCCTATGGACAGAAGAGATTGCTCGCAGGCACAACTCGTGAAAAAAGCGTAGAAGATGCTAAATCTGTATATTTCCGCAAAAAAGGTAAAGGAATGGCTACACTCCATCAGCCTGGTGCAGAAGTTACAGCTATGAATGTTGACTATGCACAAGTAGAGTGCGTATTGCAGGATTATGAAGCATTTGACTATGTTGATAAATTTGATGCAAAGAAAATCAACTTCTCTGAAATTAGAGAGTTGGCAGAAGTTGCATCTGATGCTCTCGGACTTCGTATGGACCAGATTCTTATTGATGCTATTGCGGCAGGATATGATTCTACGAATATGAAAGTTGGTACAACTAACACAGCTTTGTCTTTGGCAACTTTGAGAGCCGCTGTAACCTTGTTGAATAAGAATGGCGTTCCGAATAGAGATAGAACATTCATTCATTCTGCACAGCAACTCGATGACTTGTTGAATACAACTCAAGTAACTTCTTCTGATTACAACTCTGTTAAGACTCTTGTAAACGGTGAAGTTGATTCCTTCTTGGGACTGAAATTCATTATGATTGCTGAAAATCGTGATGAAGGTGGTCTGCCGGTAGCTTCTACCGATGTAACTGGCTTTGTATATCACAAAGATGCAGTAGGTTTTGCTCTCGGTCAGAACATTGAAACTGAAATGTCTTGGGAAGCTACAAAACGTGCTTGGTTAGTAGGTGGCGACTTCTCGGCTGGTGCTGTTGTTATTGATGACAAAGGCATCGTTGGTGTATTGTCTAAGAAATAGGAGAATGAACAATGGCTTTTAAAGAACAGAATTTGTCTTGTATTGGCAACAACCAGAAAACAGGTGTAGTTCCTGCAATTTGGGTATATTGGAACGAAGGTGGCGATACAGTAACCACCGCTGGATTTATTCCGAATAAATACGGGGTAGCAGCTGGTGACCAGATTATTGTAATTGCGGCAGCTTATGGCTCTGCAACTTGGTATCACGCTTCAATTTCTTCGGGCGTAATTACGCTCACAGCAAATTCCTAACCGGAGCGGGGGAGTGGCAACGCTCCCCCATTTATGAGGATTATAAGAGATGACGAAAGACGATATAAAATATTTGGTATTAAACTCTCTAGGTTATGTTGAAAGACCAGACTTTGTACAATCAGACGATAACGCCGTTAAGATGGTAAACAATCAATATGAACATTATTTGTCTTTATGCATCTCAATGAATAAATGGAACTTCTTTACAACACAGGTAGGATTAACCCGTGAAGATAATACGGGTAAATTTAAGTACAAATACGAACTGCCTGAAGATGTAGAGATGATAAACAATGTATATGTAGATGATAAATATACTCGTACAATGCCAACATTTGAAATGTATGGCGGATATATTTATTCTAATAGTGATAAGTGTTTTATTGATTACAGACGTAAGGTGTGCGAGGGCGCACTTGCTCCGTATTTTATTGAATACTTCAGACTATATATGGCTTATGGCTTATGTCAGAATATAACAGGCGACAAGGATTTGGAACAATCTTTGATGGCAAAGGCTCAATATGCATTTGAACAAGCAAAGGCTTTGGATAATTTACAGAAACCAGTTAAAATTTTAGATAGTGGAATATTTGCAGATGTAAGGAATTACTAATGGCTCACTCTATACAAAAGAAAGTAAAATTTAGTAAAGGGCAGATTGCTCCTGAACTTGCAGAAAGAACAGATTTAGACATTTATGATTCATCAGCACAAGAAATAACAAATATGACTTCTACGGTGTATGGCGGAGTGAGGACTCGTAGAGGAACACAATACGTATCAAACATTTATGGTTCTACAGCAACTGGAACAGTAACAAACAATATTGGCGGAAATACGTCTGCTATACAAGATTTGGATACACGATTTGTTAGTGGCAATGTAGGCACATTAAGGGATTTGATGGTTATTGATTATGGTTCTGTAATAACTAATGCAGAACTGATAGTGAAAAACATAAAAACAGATTTCTTAACACTGTTAAATACATCGAGTGACACTTCTTTTACAGTACCAGAAAATGTTACAAACCTGCATATTGATTGTGTTGGTAGTAGAGGATATACAGCTACAAATGGAACATATACTGGTCGTGGTGGTTATGGCGGTCGTGTACAATGTGATTTGCCCGTAGAGGTAGGTGACACGCTTAACATTACAGTAGGCGCTATCCCAATAACGAATGCCGTTTCTTATAACGCATCGGATGTTAGAATGGGCGGGACAGGCTTTGCAAATAGAGTCATCATTGCCGGCGGTGGTGGCGGTGGTGCAATCTCGACTCGTCTTCAGCCTGGTGGTGTAGCTGGTGGTGCTGGCGGTGGAACAACAGGCGGTCAAGGATATGGAAAGTCTGGTGGACACGGTGACACATACAGCGGTATAGGTGGTATGGGCGGTACACAATCCGCAGGTGGTAAAGGTGCATATTTCTCAATGTACTTAAAGTCATTAACATCATCTTCTGGTACATCTATTTATGGCGGTGCGCCTGCATTAAGCACGTCAGGCGGTGATGCCGGTGCAGGTGGTGCTGGATACTATGGTGGTGGTGGCGGTGTGTCTGGCGACTACAGTTCAGGTTCTTCTGCAAGTGGCTCTTCATTTGCAGGAGCGGGTGGTGGTTCGTCATACACAAGCACAAACTGTTCAAATGTAGTCCATACGCAAGGATACCGAAACGGAAAAGGGTATGTTAAAATTGGTGCAAACAAGATTAAGATAAACATTGAACACTCTGAAGATGGCGTAACATATGAAACAGCATCAAGTTATAACATTGGAGAATTACCAGAGGATATATTTGTAGAGTTATCTAGTTTTCGGTATGTAAAAATTAAGATGGATATTCCGTCAAACTTGAACCTAACAGGAACAATCTCTTTTGATTACACAAGATTAAATACAGGACAGAGTGCCAAAGTAAAACTTATTCCGTATGCATTTAATAATGAGCAAGAATATGTAATTGCACTAATGGAAGGTAGAATAGGAATTTACGAAAGAGGTAATTTCGTACAAGACATCGTTGCGACAGTGATTGAGAGTAGCTTTTTAGACGATATAAAATATACTGCAAAAGATGATACGATTATTCTAACACACAAGGATATGCCTCCGCAACAGCTACAAAGGACAAACAATGGCTTTGTTTTGAGTGCTTTTCCTTACACAAATATTTCCAGATATGCTTTTGGTGGTGAAACAAAAACAAACAAAACAGTAAGCATAACTCCATCTGATGTTGAAGGTGCTATTAAAATTACTGCCGCAAGTTCAATATTTGATTCTAATTATGTAGGTCAGTATATTGATGGAAACGGCGGAAGAGTAAGAATCACGGAATATATTTCAGGAACAGTTGTAAACGGTGTAACAGTAATCCCGTTTTATACGAAAGATGCAATTACAAGTTGGACATATATAAGCGGATACGAGGCTGTTTGGAGTGCCACAAGAGGTTATCCGAGAACTTGCCTATTTGCACAACAGAGATTATGGTTTGGTGGCTCTAGGGACTTGCCAGCGCATTTATGGGCATCTAGAATAAATGATTATAACAACTTCAAAAATGCAGGTAATTATGATAACGATGCTATAGATATAACTATGCTAACAAATAATCCTATCGTTAATTTGGTAGAACAAAGAGGAATACACGTATTTACATCAGGCGAAGAGTGGACAATAAGTGAGGCATCTTATACACCGAATGATATTTCGCTTAAGTGCAATACGAAAAACGGAAGCTTAAGCATTGAGCCTGTAGTTATAGATGGAGTTATTTTATATCTCGAGAAGAACGGAAAAAGTCTTTTAGGATATGTCTATAGTTATGAGCAAGCATCGTATGCAAGTAATAATATGAGTATGCTCAATAATTTACTTAATAGTCCTATTGATATGGATGCTGAAATTAACTCTAACACAGATAAAGGTAATTTCTTATTTATTGTTCAAGAAGACGGAACAATGATAAGCGGTTGCATAGCACTGAGCGATGGCGTGTTCTCTCTAAGCAAGTTCGTAACGGATGGTAAAGTAAAGGGTGTTTGTTGTTTATCATCGGATACTTATATCGCTGTAGAACGTAATGGATACATATATCTCGAGAAATTAACTTCTGATAACACTGATTTCACAAAAACATTTCTTGTAAACGGACAGACTATCGATAATATGGGAGAGTATAACGATAAGTATGTTTACTTAAGATATGATGGTAAAACAGAAGAATATTATGTAACAAATGGGTTTGTTACACTTAATGCTCCCTATACGGGATATGTGACAGCTGGTCTTACATTTGATTATAAGTTGCAATCAAATCCTATTGCGATAAACAATAAGACCACCTCTTGCAAGAAAAGAATATCAAAAGCAACACTTGTATGCAAAGATACAGAAAAATTAACATTTTGCGGACAAACAAAATCGGGTGATTACACATTTTATGCTTGCACTCCGTACAAAGATGATGTAAGATTTGAAATAACAGGAAGGTATTATCCGGTCGAGGTTTTGTCTGTAACACTTAACTTAAACTACGAGGGATAAAAATGGGGATAAAAACGGGGGTAAAAACGGGGGAAGATTTAATTACCCTTGCAAAGGAAAAATACGATAAAGCTGGTGTATATGGCAAAACATCGTACGCATCAGGTATGGCAAGCCTATTCACACAAGGAATGGGCGCTATACTTGATTATTCGGCATTAAAACAAGACTTGAATAATTATAATCTTCAAATAAAAGGCACAGAACTTGCATCACAGAATGTCGAATTGCAGGCGACACAAATGGCTAACAAATTAAGACAGCAGTACATTGAAGCGGCTGGCAATTATGTTTATAGTGCGGCTCGCAGAGGTGTTGCTGTATCAAGTGGAAGTGTCCAATCAGGTTTAAGGAGAGGTGCTGAAGAAACTGGAAAAGAGGTTCAAAGAATTGGCAGAGAGGCTGAAATTGAGAAAAAGAATCTCGAGATGCAGAAAGTAGCTTTACAAGCAGAAAAGAAGATTAAGAAATATCAAGCAAGAGCAGGTTTAGCTATGACTGGTTTAGACATAGGTTTACAAGCCGCAGAAAAGACAGCAAAAATGGTAGGGGGTTTACAAGCCGCAGAAAAGACAGCAAAAATGGCAGGGGGAGCAAATGGCTAGAGTTGGAAATGTCCCGGTAGTAAGTGCTTATAAAGGCAATATCGGTCAGCAAATGATGAGAGTTGGCGAAAGACTTGATAATATATCAGAAGACTACGAAAGAAAGCAGAAAAAAGAGCTTGCAGAGGCAAAGGAACTTTACACACAAGGTCTTAATATTAATCTTTACGAAGGCATAAATGAGTTAAGAAACAATCCTGAATTATCATCAAATCCGCAAGGCTTATCAGCTGAAATGGATAAAGTCTTAGAAAAGACACTCTCTGATGTAGATGATGATGATGTTAAAATGGCTGTAATGGTTGATTATCAATTAAAAAAGGGAACATACATAAACCACGCACAGACAGAGTTTAACCGTATCCAGAGAGAAAAAGCAAGAAGTTATGCTTTTGATACGGTGTATGCAAACATTGACTCAATGGGCTTAAGTTTTGCAAATGCTTTGGTTGGCAATTATACAGACGATGATGTGGTTAATTTCCAACATTCTTTGGCAAATATTGAGGCAAATATCAACGCAAAAGATATTGACGGGACATATTTGTTTACAGATGCACAACGTAAAGCAATGAAAGACGATGCCAGAGGCTCTTATTTGAGAGGATTTAAGGAAATATTTGAGCAATTAGACGAAAAACAACAAAGAGATATTGAAGAGGCATTAAATAATAATTCGTTTAATATCGCTCAGATTTCTAATAAGCAAAATCCAGAAGAAAAAAAGGATATAAATATCGAAGATGTCGTTGGTGAAAGTTCTTATAAAGACATTAAAAATTATGTAAAAAAATACAATCGCGCTGTAATAGCTGAAAAAATAAAAGAAAGAAAATATCGAGGGTTATTGGCGGTCGAAGATTTTAAAGAAAATCCATCAAAAGCAACTTATGATAAACTTGTTGAGTTAAACCCTGAAATGCCAGAAAAAACAATGGACTTGTACAGGGAAATATATGAAGCAACGCCAGATTATGAAGCAACAACAATTTTTAATAGTGCAAAAGAGGCGAAGAATGGTATCGTTGATTTTACAAGTATAACAGAGGGGACACAAGAAGATAACGCTGTTATTTTAGATAATTTGGCTAAATATGTATCAAAACTGCAAAGAAGCAACACAGATGGCAATTTATCGCAAGATGATGTTGAAAAATTCTCGAATTTAGCATATAGAGCTGTAAATGATAAAGTGTTTGCTGCTCAGATAAATAGAATATTTGGTGAAGATAGTGCTTTTGACAAAGCATTAAGATGGGTTTTGCCGCAAGGTACTATGCACAAAGTAGAGCAAATTGGTGGACAAACAATAAGCGCAGTTGTAGATAGATTGCTGAAAAACGACCCCGAGGGGGCGCAAGAAGTTTATAAAGAGGGACAAAAAAGAGCAATCCAGATTAGATACCCTGAAATACCTTTTTCAAAACTAAAAGAGGGTGATATATTTTGGTATGGTCCAACAAGCCAAGCTTTTAAGTTTTTAGGCTATGGTGTAGATGATGTTATAGTAGAAGTTGACCCACAAACAGGAGCTGTAAAATGATTTCGTTAGATAATGAATTTTCTAATATAAAGAACGACACAACAAAAATAGGTGATTCAGCACCAAAGATAAGAAGTTTATTTGATGTAGTAAAACAAGGGAATTATACGATAGAAGATTTCAAAAAATTCAAGACAGAAGAAAAACAGAAAACTGCTCCAGATTTTGAGGCTAGGGATTGGGTTAAATTTCAAGCCGGCTTTGAGAATGGAATCCACGAATTATCTAAAACTGCACAAGGAATTGAAATTTGGGCGGGACAATCGGCTTTAGCTATTGGAGGCGCATTAGAAAACGAAAAGATAGAAAATTATGGGCGTTCTCTTGTTAAATCTGCATACGATGAGGCAAGAGCAAAAGATAAGAAATATATGCAGAGCGCAATTCCTTTGAATCAATCAGAATATGATGATTTTGTATATGCTTTAGGCGGCGGGTTGGCAAATTATGGCGGTATGTTAGCAATAGGCTATTTATCTGGCGGTTTAACTTCTATGGCGGGACTATCTACAAAAGCCGCTGGAACAATAACAGAAGCCGCTGGCATTGGTTCTATGTTTGCAATGGAATTAGGCGGAGAAGCCCAAGAAAAAATAGACACGTATATTGAAAAAAGCGGCGATATTGATTTGAAAGATTATACATCAGATATAGCAGATAGAGATTTTATGTATTCAGCTATGTATGCCGCAGGAAGTGCAATACTTGAAAAGAAGTTCGGCTTTGGTGAGCAAAGAAAACTTTTTAAAATGTCTATGGGAGAAAAATTAAAAAGCGTTATGAAAATTGCCGCTTCAGAGGGTGGAACTGAATTTGCGCAAAGTATGTATGATGCAGGTATTGATGTTGTAGGCGGATATATAGATTTTTCTAAATTGCCAGACAGATTTATGCAAGCACTCAGCGAGGGAGCTGTCGGAGCTGTAATGGGTGGTGGTGCCGGAATTGGGGCGGCTATTAGTCATCGTTCTCAAGCAAAAGCAATCTTGAAAGAGCAACTCCAGAACACAGTTCCTGCAAAAGATTTAGATAATGTTGTAGATGCTGTTTTTGAAAAAGCAGATGGAACAATGCGTTCAGTAATTGCGCAAGAATTGATTAACTCCGAAGAATTGAGGAATAAACACGGAAACATTTATAACAAATTAAAATCACAAATAGAAAAGCAATATCGTGATGTAGGTGCATTTGAGGGTAAAACGGAAGCAGAAATTGCACAATATATTGAGGGAACAGCAAAGCAGTTTGCAGATAATACGCTTGCAGAGGCACAAAAGAGAAATATGCTTATTGATGATGTCGTTAATGCACAAGACATCGTTTATGAAAACGGCAGATTACAATTAAAACAGCTCTCTGAAGAACAAATGCAAGATAAGAAAAACAGAGAAGAATATTTTAAGGTCGCTGATGAAAACGCACGTCTTGACGATATTTATCCTGCCTATGAGGGTGAATCAATCAATATCAATGGGACTGATAAAACAGTTTATAACTCAAACGGAGATAGAATAGCTAAGTCAAAAGAGGCTTTAGAGAACTTCTATAAATGGTTTGGAGATAGTAAGGTAGTTGATGAACAAGGCAGACCGCTTGTCGTGTATCACGGAACTTATGCAGAGTTTAATAATTTTAACAAAAATATGGTATCAAATTATTCAGCATACTCAAAAAATTTCTATTTTACCGAAAACAAACAAAGAGCAACAGATTATGGAAATAAGATATTAAGTGTATATTTAAAATCAGACAATTTATTTGATGTGGAGCTTAATTTACCGACAAGAGAAGATATTGAAAAAATAAACAAAATCTTAGCTAAAGACGGATTAAAACTAGAGGGCGATTATGGTTTTAATGGTATGTATATGACCGGAGAAAACTTTTTAAATGATTTAGGAGTTATGACTGAGCAAGACTATGATTACTTGCTCAAAGAAATTGGGTATGACGGAATAAAATCAAAAGATGAATTTATAGTTTTCAATCCTAATCAAATAAAATCCACCTCTAACAGAGGTACTTTTGATATAAATGAAGATAACATTTATTATCAATCCGCTTTTGCAGGCTCTCGTGTAGATTATGACAGACCATCGTTAGAGGCTATCGGTAGCGGTGAGGGTAATCAGGCTCACGGTTGGGGTTTATATTATGCCTTGAGTAAGGATGTAGCAGAAGAATATAGAACGCAGTTTTTGGGAACAGACATAGCTAGAAAAATTGCAGGGAAAATAGGTGGCTTTGTTGAGCTAACACGACAAGAAGTAAGAGAGATACTTACGGGACAAAGTCAATGGGTTATAAGAAGTATAGAAAATGAAATAAAATCATACGAAAGAGAAATAAAAAGCGGAAATTTTTCACAGAAATACATAGAATCCGCCGAGAAATCAATTGAAAGATTGAAGAAAAAAGTTGAAGCAATTAAAGATTTAGAGAAGGAAAGGCTTGGTCAAGTCCACGAGGTAGATATACCTGAAAATCCGTATTTGTTGGATGAACAAAAGCCGTTTAGTGAACAGTCGGATATTGTCAAAAACGCCATTAAAAAGCTCAATAATGAAGATGTTAATGATATTCTTGATGATGATACAACTGGCGAAGATATATATGGGGAGTTAGTTAATTATTTTAGCAAACAGGTAGAGGGTAACGACCTGAAAAGCAAGACAGATAATGCACAAAAACTGGCAAGTCAGGCATTAGAAAAAGTCGGTATTAAAGGCATAACCTATGACGGCAGACAAGACGGCAGATGCTTTGTTATCTTTAATCCTGATGATGTAAAGGTTATTCAGAAGTTTTATCAAGTAAAGAACTTGCCTAAGCAAAAGGGAAAAATCAAAGGTGCTTTTGATGCTTTAACAAAGAGTATTGAGATAACAAGCGAGGCAGACTTCTCTACATATCAGCACGAGTTTGCACACTTCTGGCTAGATAACATTTGGAACTATGTGAACAGCGGAAAGGCAAGTGCAGAATATATAAAACAGTTTAACGAATTGCAGAAATGGCTCGGAGTAAAACCGAATCAGAACTATTTCACAAGGGCGCAACACGAAAAGTTTGCAAGAGGATATGAGAAGTTCTTATACGAGGGCAAAGCAGTTAATCCAATTATTGCAAGCGCATTTGATGACTATGAGAAATTTATCCGTGATGTGTATGACGACATAACCGAAATAGATATAAAAGCTGGCAAGAAATACGAGCCATTAACAAGAGAGGCGTATAACTTCTTTAATTCTATGGTATCGGGGGAACTGACTCCGCCAGCTAATCTGCCAAGTGAAACAGTTGAGCAAGCTAGAGAAACAGTCGCAAAAAGCGAAACAGAGGCAAAAGAAACAGTTGCCGAAGAAACAAAGATACTTAAAGAAAACAGAGCGGATTATAGCATAACACCTGTAAAGACAGATACAAAAACTGGGTATCTGACAGCTTATGAAAAGATGACAGGAGAAAAGGTAGAATCTGGTGTTGCCGAACTAGATAAGGAAATGGCAAAAGCAAGGGAGTTTGTAGAGAATAATCCTGACCTTGCCGAGAAAGTTGTAAATGGAGAAGCGCCAACTCCTGACAATATGCTGAAGAATACTATTTACTTAGCATACGAAGAGCAACAAAAGAAACTCGGTAATACTGACAAGAGAGTAAATGCTTTATTAAATCAGGCACAAGAATTGAGAGCATACGGACAAGAGATAGCATCTCAAAAACTTGCTTATGCCGACCAAAGCACACCGTTCTATTGGATTAGCAGAGTTATGTCTGCAAGAGCTGAAGCTATTGCTGAGAGCAATAAAATGACAGTTCAAGAACTTCAAGATTTTATCAATAAAGAAGTAAGACCTGCCATTGGTGATGAAAAAGCTGTAGAAAATGTCGTTCAGAAGTTAAAAGATGAACTTGGTGTCAAAGAGTTATATCAAGCAGAACAAGCTGACTTTAGCACAAAAGATGGCGTTTATAAGTATGTAACTACAAAACTAGGTATAATTCCGACAACAGAACAAGCCACAGAGATTACAAAAAGAGCAGATGATATGTTGACAAACTTAAGAAACGCTCAAGTTAATGGAAATCCGAGTGTCGAGTATTTTGTTAAGTATAAAGACTTAGAGAATTATGCAAACAGCATTGCGCCGTCTAGCAATTTGAGAGTTTTGGTTTCTGTAATTGGCAAAGGAAACTTATTAGCTAGTTTCAAATCGCCGCTGACCAACGTTATTGCAAATACTCCAGTCGCAGGGTTGCAAGCCGCATTGAGAAGACAAAAACTAGGTATTATGAATTCTATTGTAAATCCTGAATTGATTAAACAAAACAAACAAACATCTTGGGAGATTTACAGAAAAACAGGTTATACGCTTAACAATATGACCGATGTATCGCCAAAAGGTATGACTTTAGGTGAAAAGATAACACAATCACAAGGCGAGGGTGCTATTCGCAAAGTAGGTCGCATTTACGAGAATATAATCTATAAATGGTCACTTGGTGCGCCTGACTTGCTTTATAAAGACTTTGCTTTTAACGATTATGTCGCTTTAGCGGCGACAAAAGAGTCGGGCGGAGATGTTACAAAGGCAAATGAAATTTATAAAGATGCTGTAAGGATTATGCCTGAAACAGAGCTAGGGCAGAGAATCAGACAAGAGGCTATTGAGGATTCTTTAGTTTCAACATACCAAAATAATGGTAAAATTTCAGAATCTGCATTAAAAATCAGAAAATCTTTAGACTTTGGTGTTGGATTTGGTGAGTTTATTGCTCCATTTGTGAAGACTCCGGCAAATGTCGTTGGAATGGGCTTAGATACTGCATTTGGTAGTGTTAGAGCAATTACAAGCGAAATAATTAGAGATGTAAAGGCTGGAAAAGTATTAACTCCAAAGTCTGAAAATATTAGGCTTATTGCTCAAAACAGTCTTGGTTTATTGGTGGCATCTTTGTTGTTGGCATCTATTGATGACGATGATTATATGCCGGGATATGCTCTTGCTACAAACAAAGATAAACAGCTTGCAAAAGAATTAAATATTCCATTTAACTCAATAAGAATAGGCGACACTTGGTATAGTATGGATTATTTAGGACCGTTGGCAAGCCCTCTCATGGGATTATTGCAAGCACGTAGAGAAGATGGTATAATAAATTCTGTAATGGGATATATAAAATCAGGTGCGATTCAGACGCTTTCAATTCCTGCTTTAGGCAATATCGGAGATTTGCAACAAAATATAACAAATCTTGTAAGAAAAGACGGCGTTGATGCTTTGGGCGATGTTGCTTCTGATATAATTGAGGCAACTGTTGCAAGGTCTGTACCGTCAATTATATCTGATATTGCAAAAGTATTAGACGAGGGTGATAGAGAAGCAAAGACACTTTCTGAAAAATTGCAGATGAAACTTCCTATAATTAGGGAAGATTTACCAGAAAGATATAATGTAACAACAGGTGATGTAGAACCTAGAGCTGAAAGCACGATAAAACGAATTTTAACCGACTTGTTTGCAGGAGCAAGAGTAAAAGAACAGGTTGTTAATGATGTTGCCGATGAACTGTTTAGATTAAATAGCAATGGATATGGTGTAAGTCTGACAGATGTAACTCGGAGCGGTTTGCTTTCTAAGGCAGATTCTTCTACGAAAGCTCTTATCAAGAGAGATTTTGCAAAGATGTATTCTAAAGGGGTTAAAGAACTTATTTCATCATACAAATATAGAAAAGCAAACGATGAAGATAGAAAAGATATGATTGACTCTTTAAGAAGAAAATATGTAAGTGAGTTAAAAAAGAAATACTTGAAAAAATCGAAGTAATGTAATATAGTGAAATAGAGGTGAAAAAATGCAATACATAGTTATTCATAATTTATACAATCCCACATTTACTTTAGAGAATTGTGATGGCTCGCCGATGGACTTATCGACATCGACAGTTAAGTTTATTCTTAAAAGAGAAAAAAACGTACCAGATGAGCAAGCGTTATTGAGCGGAGAATATGTTAATCCAACAACGAATATATTACAATATGAGTTTGATGCTGTTGAAACTGGTACTTTAGTAGAGGGAACAGCAATCGGCGCTTTGAAAATATATCGTGCAGATGACAAAGACGAGGAAGTCTGGAGTGATGAGTATATTATAGGAAAGGGTGTATTTAATGGCTAATATCCGAGTAAGGTTAAGACCTCAACAGGGCGTACAGGTTAACAATCAAAAACTCTACTTGTACGACCCGACCTTAATTGATGATGAAGTAGCATTAGCTAGGGATTGGGCAATAAAAACGGATGGTCTTGTTGAAGAAGATGACTATTCCGCAAAGGCTTGGGCAATAGGTGGACAAGGCACAGAAACAAATAACGCAAAGTATTATGCGGAACAATCAGGAATAAGTGCAAGCACAGCAACAACACAAGCCGGTATAGCAACAATAAAAGCAAACGAGGCAAAAACATCTGAAATAAATGCTCATATATGGGTAGAGGGAACAGATGAAGAGGTTGAAGACTTAGGTGGCGAACACAGTGCAAAGACCTGGGAACAGATAATTAAAAATTCTGCACCGATAGCAACAATATCCCAAACATCTACTGGTGCGACTATTACCGTAACGGATTATCAAGGGACTACGACAGCGAACCTTTACAACGGAGAAAAGGGCGATAAGGGTGACACTGGTGCGACAGGTCCACAAGGTCCACAAGGCATACAAGGAATACAAGGAGAACAAGGCATTCAAGGCGAACAAGGTCCACAAGGAGAACAGGGTATTCAGGGAATACAAGGACCAAAGGGCGACACTGGTGATGCTTTTGCTATTTATAAAACATATCCATCAGTTGCGGCTATGAATGCTGATAAAGACAATGTTCCTGAGGGAAAATTTGTATTGATTACTTCTAATACAGGAGATGAAGACAACGCAAAATTATATGTAAAAAATGCGGTTGATTTTACATTCTTAACAGATATGTCAGGTTCACAAGGTATTCAAGGTCCAAAAGGAGATACAGGTGCAACTGGACCGCAAGGACCACAGGGCATACAAGGGGAACAGGGTATTCAGGGAATACAAGGCGAAACAGGAGAAAAAGGCGACACAGGAGAAGATGGTTTTTCTCCGATTGCAACCGTTTCTAAGGTTGGCACAGAAGCAACAATCACAATCACTGATAAGAATGGCACTACAACCGCAAAAGTGTATGATGGTACAGGAAGCGTATCGGATGTAAAAGTAAATGGAACAAGTGTTGTTTCAGGGGGTGTTGCGAATGTTTCTGTTCCTACGACAACAGGTTCTGTAACCTCTGGTTCAGCAGAAGCCCTCACATCAGGAGGTGCATACACGAATCTTGTTCGTAGATTATCAACCAGTGCTGCTACTGGTTCAACCAGTCAGGGGGTATACGTTGATGCCAATGGTCAAGTTCAAACTTGTGATGCTGTTACTTCTACATATTCTGGTACAGGAACAGCTCCTGTAAATGGTACAGCTGTTGCAGAGGCTTTGTCAGCTTTTGAAACCTTGCCTTCACAAACTGGTCATGTTGGTGAATACCTGACAACAGACGGTACAGATGCTTCTTGGGATAATGTAAAGCTTGTTGAGAATGCTCAAGATGAAAACACTTTAGGAATTTGGCAAGGCTCTCAGCAAGAGTGGGAACAGGCTGAGGTAACAGACTGGAGAAAGTGGCAGACAGATGTAACGGTTTCTAACTATTCTTATGAAAATTCCGGTTATGCTATTGGCTATCACGATGGAATGTGGGTGACAGGATATGGCAGGTCTGGCGGTGGTCCTTTATTATATAAAGAGGGTGATTCTGCTTGGACTGAAGGAACCATAACAGGCACGGGAGCATATAAATGGTTACAGGTTTTTTATTTCAAAGACAAATGGATAGCTATAGGCAGTGACTCTAGTAATAACAACAGATACTTGGCCACATCAACAGATGGAAAAAATTGGATAAGCAATCAAATATCTATGCCCTCCGTTGGAGATAGGACACATCAGGTTGCTTGTAACGATGAAATAGCAATTATATTACACGACAATGGACACTTTAGTTATTCAACAGACGGCGTTAATTGGACTGAGTCATCATTCACTTATGCGAAACTTGTAATTGTTTATGCTGATGGTAAATTTGTAGCTGCAGGTGCTACGGGTAATCAATATGATAGCTACGGATATTCAACAGACGGAATTAGCTGGACAGAATCTCGTGGCTCCGCATACGGAGCTATAGTAAGAACCCTTGCGTACGGCAACGGTGTTTTTGTAGCTATGAACCAGTTTAACACAAATTATGCCATCTCCAGTGATGGTGAGAATTGGACTTATGGTTCATCTGGATTATCATCCAGCCCTTCAAGCCTTGTTTTCACCGGCGGTAAATTTGTAGCAATATGCCAAAATAAACACCTTTATATATCTACTAATGGCACAAGCTGGACAGATGAAGGGTCTAAAGCAGGTACTGATTATGCTTATCAAGCTGAAACAGATGGTGAAAGTGTGATACTATATTCATCAAGCTCTAGTGCAATGTATAAAAATATATTAGCTTTCAGCACTTGTTACACAACTACGACAACTCCAACAACAGCTTCGACAGTCTACAGCGCACCGAATACAACCTCTGCACTGACTATCACAAGCGTTGGTACAGGAACTATTACACTTTCTGACAGTCAAGTTTACAATCGTCAGGCAGGTGGTGACACACAAACTTATCAAGATGTTGCCAGTTTGTATCCAAACCATCTGGCATTTGTCGACAACGTTGGTGTAAAGATTGGAAACACGTTGATAGCAGATAACACAGATACTACAGAGATTGAGCAAGATATAAGTAATTTGGAAACAGCTGTTGCTGGTAAACAAGATGCACTAACAGCAGGAACGGGAATAAATATCACAAGCAATGTTGTAAGTGCTAAAATTGCAACTTCTGTATCATCAAGTTCAACAAATGCCGATGCCGTTGGTGCAAAACTTTTTTATGATACTTGCGGCGATATTGAAACTTTAATTAACGCATTGTGAGGATAAAATGAGTATAGCAACAGCAATAACTTCAGCACAGGGTAAAGTGGCAAATGCCTACACTGCCATCTCAAACAAAGGTGGAACTTTGCCTGCTACACAAAATCTTGCAAATATGCCGACAGCGATTAACAGTATTCCAAGTGGTGGCGGAAGTAGTGAAAAATATGGAGCAAATATCAACACACTTTTAGGTGATGTTAATACAAATGGGGTTTTGCAACTGCCAACAGAGCAATCAGATTTAGTATTTACAGGTGTTAAAGATGTAGTGGCTGAAGGACTTTATTATAAGTTTGCTTACAGTAAGGTTAAAAGTGTTTCATTTCCTAATCTTACTACAATAAGTGGGAGTAATGCTTGTTATGAAATGTTTTATCATAGCACATCATTAACATCTGCATCATTTCCTAATCTTACTACAATAAGTGGGAATGGTGCCTGTCATGAAATATTCAGGGATTGCACATCATTAACATCTGCATCATTTCCTAATCTTACTACAATAAGTGGGAGTAATGCCTGTAATGGTATGTTCTACATTTCTGCATTAACATCTGTATTAACATCTGTATCATTTCCTAATCTTACTACACTAAGTGGAAATTATGCCTGTCAACGAATGTTTTATTATAACAGAGCATTAACAGATGTATATTTTTCAGCATTAACTACTTCAAGTTTTGGTTCTAATTTAAATCAATTTAGTAATATGATGCAATACACGGGTTCAAATGTCACCCATACTTTACACTTCCCATCTAATCTTGAAAACACAATATCACGTTTAACAGGTTATCCATTATTTGGTGGCACGAGTGGTTATGTTGTCCTTTCTTTTGACCTTCCTGCAACATCATAAGGAGAATAAAATGTTTATTACGCAGACTTTTAAATACAAACACAACAACATTGTTTATGTAGGTGGTGAAGCGCCAGAAGACGCTAAAATCCTAGAAACAATGGATATTCTTAACGCAGAAGATGGCTACACGCTTATCCGTAAATCCGACTTTGAGGATATTGGCTCAAGCATTTGGCTTCACGATGGTGACAGCGCAGACAATTATGGAGAAAAGGAAATAAAAGATGAA